GCAAGATCAGATCGACATATTTTTGAACCCAGGAAGTAGCCTGGATCAAATAGACGAGGCGCGCCGTCAAGTGCGCGCAATTGAGGATCTGATCAGCGGAATGCGTAGCGTTCTGACTGACGCCCAGATCGTCGAAAGAAAGACTAAAAAAAGAGGCTAGCACCGTGGATAACACGACTGGCGAATTAAATCCCGCTGACCCAAGATCGGTCGCGGAACATCTGTTAGTAAGTACAGAACCACAAGGCGAAGCAACTCCAGAGGAGACTTCAGAAGAGATTGTGGAAGAGGTTGAGGCGCAAGCTGAGACTGAAGTTGAGGATGAGGAATACGCAGAAGAAGAAGCGACACTTCCAGACGGCCCCGAAGAAAGTTTTTTCAAAGTTAAAGTTGACGGCGAAGAGCGAGAGGTAACCGAAGAGGAACTGAAACGCGGATATTCTGGTCAGAGATACATCCAGGAAAAGATGCGTGAGGTCGCAGAGGCTCGAAAGCAAGTTGAGGCTCAAGCCGCCCAAGCGCAGCAAATGGAACAGCGTTACGCAGAAGCAATGAAAGCTTACGCGGAGCGGCTGCAAACGACAGAGCCAACGCCGCCAGATATCAAGATGCGGGAAACCGATCCTCTTGGCTACCTGGAGCAGATGGAAGACTACAGGCAAGAAGTCGATGCGCGACAGAAACTGCAATACGAGCAGCAAGTCCAAGCGCAACGCGAGCAGCAACTAGCTGCGCAGCAAAAGGCAGAATATGTGAAGGCACAGACGGCAGTCGTGCTGGAGCAAATCCCAGAGTTGCGCGACAAGGAAGCTGCACCCAAGGCCATCGAAATGATGATGGAAGAGGGGCGCAGAAGAGGCTTTTCAGACGCTGAACTTAAAGGGGAGAGCGATCCTCGATTTGTGATGGCGCTGCATGAATTAGCCAAAGTGCGAGCCCAGGGAAACCTGGGAACTGGTCGTGAAGTAAAACGCGGAGCGATCAAGCCTGGAGCGAAAAAATCTGTCGTAAGCCAATCCAAGAAGCGAGCGGAAGCAGCGCGTCAACAATCTAGGAAGACCGGCAGACCAGAAGATATCGCCGCCTTCCTTCTGACCAAAGGATAAGAAAATGGCAGTTAATTCAAATACCGTCGAAACTTTCGACGTAACAACGCTTCGTGAGGATCTTCAAGAAGCGTTAGAAATGGTGTCTGCAACAGATGCCCCGTTCATGTCTGCAATCGGTAAGCGCAGCGTTTCAAACACTTTGTTTGAGTGGCCAGAAATCAGCCTGGCGGCTGTGAACGGCTCTAACCGTGTTGCTGAAGGCGAAGCAACCCCAGGCAACGATGCAGCAACCCTTCCAATTCGTGTGCAAAACTACACACAAATTTCGGATAAAATGGTTGAAGTATCAGACACAGCGGAAGCCGTGAATGGTGCGTCAGACGCTCAATCAATCGCAGAGCAAGTTGCGCTGAAATTGAAAGAGTTGAAGCGCGACATGGAAACCATGTTGACAGCCAACGTGGCAGCGTCAGCTGGTTCATCAGGTACAGCGCGCACGACAGCTGGCTTGGGTGCTTGGATAAAGACCAACACCAACAAACACAGCGGCGGTGCAGAGCCAACAACATCAGGATCTGGCAATGCCGGCTATCCTAATGCGGCGCGTACCGATGGCACATTGCGCACCATCACTGAAGCGATGATGAACGATGTGGTAAAGCAGTGCTGGGATGAGGGTGCAGAGCCAACCTTGATGATGGTTGGATCAGCGGTGAAGCAGAAGGTTTCTTCTACTTTTACTGGCAACTCAACTCGCTACAAATCAGCTGACGATGCCCGTCTGCAAGGCGCGATCGATGTGATCAGCACTGATTTTGGTGAAATTTCCCTTGTTCCCAATCGCTTTTCACGCGCTAGGGATGCGTGGATCCTGGACCCGAATTACGCACAAATCGCGTATCTCCAGGAAACCAAGCAGCAAGATATTGCACGCACCGGTCATGCTACTCGCAAGCTGATCAGCTGCGAGTATGGCTTGCAAGTGACTGAAAAAGGTCACGGCTTGATCGCTGACGTTCAAGGCTAAAACTAAAGGCGCCTGGGGCAACCTGGGCGCCTCTTCCCAACACTGAGGTTTTTTATGTTTGTAAGAGAGCAAGACGGCAAAGTTTACATCAAAACGACTGAAAATGCGCAGCCTATTTTAGACGCTGTTCAAGATCAGCGCGCCATGCATGCAGAGATACCTCGCTTCAAAGATCGCGCGCGCCTGGTTGGCACGATCCCTGGCACCCTGGCGGCTCAGTGGGCGCTTGAGTGCAAGAGCGCACCAGGCACCAAAGAGTTTCTCGAATATGTAAAAAAGAAACTGCAATCGGGCGACTATTCAAAGTTGATTGTGGAAGGCTACTAGATGGCAATCACCACTTATTCAGAATTACAAGCATCGATCAGCGATTGGTTAAACCGGTCGGATCTGACATCCCAGATCCCCGATTTTATCGCGCTGGCTGAAGCTGACATGAGCCGGCGCATTCGTCACTGGCGCATGGATAAGCGCAGCACTGCGCTTCTATCCAGCCAGCACACGGCGCTGCCTGATGACTTTTACGAGCCGATTAGAATGGCGATCACTTCTGGCGACACTTATCGGTTAGAGCCGGAAAGCCACGCGCAAATGCTGTCTCGACGCGAGCAAGCTCAAAACGCAACTGGCATTCCAAAGTATTTCACAATTTTTGATGGTGCCGTCGAAGTTTTCCCCACGCCAGCCGATACTTACACGATCGAAATGGTGTATGTTGGGAAGATACAACCGCTAGGCTCATCAAACACATCAAATTGGGTTTTGCAGCATTTTCCAGACGCGTATTTGTATAATTCTCTTATGCATAGCGCGCCATTTTTGGAGCAAGACAGCCGGCTTACGGTTTGGTCTGCCCTGGGAGAAAAAGCAATTAACTCAATCAACGAAGATAACAACCGCGCAAAATTTGGAAGCAGTGGCTTGCGCATAAAAATTAGGAGTTACTAATGGCAACGTTAAATGATCGGGTACTAGATAACGGCTTGACCGTTTTGGATACCGAAGCAAATAGAGTTGATATTTGCTCATCTGAGCCAACCACATATGCCGCTGCAACAAGCACTCTGACGCTTGGCAATGAAACCAGCATAAGTATATCAGCCCCCGCTGATGCCTCTCCAAACGGGCGCAAGGTTACGCTGGCAGCGATCACTGGTGCATCTGTAACCGGCACCGGCACGGCAACGCACTATGCGATTACCGACACGGGCAACAGCCGCTTGCTTGCTACCGGCGCGTTATCGGCATCTCAGGCGGTCACATCTGGAAACACATTTTCTCTGACAGCATCAGACATTCGCATTCCAGATCCAGCATAAGGGCTAAACAATGGCCGTTCTTAAAAATCGGGCAAAGATGTCCACCAGTACCACAGGCACTGGAACCATTACGCTTGGCTCTGCTGAAAGCGGCTATCAGACATTTGCCGATGCTGGGGTAGCTAATGCAGATGTAGT